CAGTCGCATCAGATTGCTAGGCGACACGCTATCGAGTGACATGGAATTAAATTTCCACCACATCGATGGCATGTATTCCTATTGCACAGATGATGATGGGAATGTAATGCATCTGGCAGCATGGGCTGAGATTGAATTAGTTAAACAGGAGCAACCGCGATGACCCGCGACGAATTAGAGAACATCGCAGAACAAATTGGTTGGATCATCGGTGAAATAATGACGTATTCGCAAGCGATAGATTTTGCGGAACTAGTAGCCAGCGCAGAGCGAGAGGGAATTTTAGAGATGGCTGATTCGCTTGGCTATATAGACGTTGACCCTGTTCGGGCGAGGGGTGAGGACTAGATCATGTATGTAACATTGAGCGAAGCGGAGCAGAGGTTAGCTAAGTACTTAGCTAAGCAGCGGTATGACAGCGCAAGAGATAAGGGACTGCCTAATCGGAAGATGGGGGATCAGTCCAACGAACTCACCGATCTGGAGGGTATCGCTGCCGAGATCGCCTTCTGCAAACTCGCCAATGTCTACCCTGACCTAGACCTAGACCACACCAAGGCCGAGGACTGCTACCTTCGAGACGGCAGGTCAGTGGATGTCAAGTCCACCACCTATGAGAGCGGCAGGCTATTGGCAGTCAAATGGAAAGATGCCACGCAGGTGGATCTGTTTGTCCTGATGGTGGGCAAGTTCCCCAAGTACCGGTGTGCCGGCTTCTTGACATCGACCGAATTGCTCGATGCCAAAAGGTTGACTAACCTAGGGCATGGGGAGGGGTTCGCTGCCACCCAAGATCAGTTGCATGACCCTATCAATTTACTAGAGAGAGGACGCAGACATGATTGATGACAAGTCACCGCCTGGCAGTTGGCAGGAGGAGATGAGTCGGATGCCTTGGAAGTGGAGCCAGCACTCATCCATCCCACCTAACGAGGCGCTTGCTAGGTTGCAAGCGAAGAACCTGTATGTGGAATACACATCCCTGAGCGACGAGATCCGCAGACTTCAAGCCGATTTGTTTTCAGCAAGAGAGAGGTTAGCTAGATATGTCGAACAAGAACGAACTCAAAAAGCAGATCTATCAGGAAATCAAAGCCCTGCACGGCAGGATTCAAGCCCTCAATGCCAAGCTGACTCGACTTGAGATTGACTCACCCGAGCCGTTCCCGTTTGATGATGACTACATCCCACCCTTCCTGAGAAAGAAAGATGTCCCGTATACCCACTGAGATGAGACTAAAGGCAGAGGAACTCATGTATGAACTACATGGGTGGGCTGGCAACAACCATGCCTCTCCGCAGTCTGACTGCATGGCAGAGGCTGCTATCCTCATATCCGACCTGCTGAAGGTGGCTAACGCTTCTTCATCGAGGGTATCGGCAGCCCAGTCCATCCTGCAGCAGGCCGAGGCCATGATCGCAGAGCGTGGCAAGCGTAGGGACAACGGGCAGGAACGCTCGATGCAAAGGATTGTCAAGACCTTCGAAGCCCTGACTGATCACAAGATGACCGAGGTCGAGGGCTGGTTATTCATGGTGGTTCTCAAGCTCTGTCGAGAACGCACCGGATCTGACATTGATAACTGGATAGATGGGGCTGCCTACATGGGACTGGCAGCCGAGGCCGTGGAAAAAATGAAGGGCAACAGCCCCTCTGCATAACAATGTTATGTTAAATTTCACGCCTCACCACTCCATCTCATGCGTCTTCACTCCGTGGTTGTGGTGAACTTTGCCCGTTGGCGTCAAACCCAACGGGCTTTTTTTTGGAGTAAGCAATGGCTAGAAAGAAGAAACCCAAGATTCCAGATGAGATCGACATCAATGTCGTGATGCCTAGGATCTTGATCATGAAGAACGAAGAAGCCTGTCTGCGTTCTGCGGAGAGGCTGATCGAGGTGCTGGCGCAATGCTGTGCTGCCATCATCTCTGCCAATCGAGATGCCTCGATCTGCATGGGCATGGTCAACCATGTCTACGAGAACAACGGGGTGCTGCGAGTTGCCCTAGCAACCCACACGCCGCACGATGTGGATCATTTCCGCATGACGATGATTGCCCTGTCGACTGCCTACGAGGAGATCATGGGTGGACACCAGATAGAACTGGTTGACCCCGTAGATTTCAGTCAGCTCGACGTCATGCGTATGGAGGGGAGCGTTGAAACAAGACCTTCCTAAATACCAGCCCACATGCGGTGCATGCCACTACTCAAAGGCAGTGCAATATGATCTGCAGAAAGGTGGCAAAACTGACTGGCTTTTATATTGCACATTATGGGAGGGACATCTCTATGCTGCCTGTTCCCAGTTTGTGTACGAACCTGGAACTGATGTCACCCAACCCAAGCGAAGGGTGGCATAATCTGTATTGACATATAGGAGATCGACATGGCCTACACCAAACCGAGTCTGCGTGAGCGACTTAAGAACCAGATCATGAGCGAGAACGTGGCTGGCACGAAAGCAGGGCAGTGGTCAGCCCGTAAAGCCCAGCTGCTCGGCAAGCGTTACAAAGACGCTGGCGGCAGCTACTCCGGCAGCAAAACCAAAGCACAAAAGAGTTTAAGCAAATGGACAAAGCAAGAGTGGACGACCAAATCTGGCAAGCCCTCCAGCAAGACTGGCGAAAGATATTTGCCGAAGAAGGCAGTGAAGGCGCTGTCCTCGGAGGAGTATGCCAAGACGACAGCGGCCAAGCGCAAGGGCAAAGCACAGGGCAAGCAGTTCGTGAAGCAGCCCAAAGCGATCGCCAAGAAGGTTAAGAAGTACCGAGATTGACATGCCCAAGAAGAAGAACGAAGACAAGATGCTGATCTTCCGTTGCCATGCCGCAACAATCCTGAAGGTCAAAGCCATCGCAGCAGCCGAAGGGCGGACAGTATCAGCGCAGATTCGTCACATGATCGACGACTACCCGCTGAAGCCGCGCTTCATCAAGGCTGCCAAAAACACCCTGAAGAAGAAGCCAGGCGCCAAACCAAAGGAGATTATTCAGGAGACACTAGCAGCGAAGTACGCTACCGAGCAGCGGCCTGAAGACACGCCGCCTGTAAAAGGCTCTCAGCCTGCTCAGTGGTGGAACGCACCGACCGATGAGACCCCTGCTTCAGGGTCGGATTGAAGTAAACCTTGAGTGTATTGAGACCAGTTCTCAATTCCATAATGGGTGATGGCAGTTCTCGGATGACAGAGTTCCAAACCGCTCTGTATCCGCTAGGTGGGCAGTTCCGTTGTAGGTAACGGTCTGCCGACAGGATTGCCAACGCCCTAGGTGCGCGGTTCCCCACCGACATTTGCACCCTCTCCATCTGAATCGATGATGGAAATATCCCAGACTTGTGAGCCAATGCGTAGAACGCCATCGCAGCGTCGTACTGATCGACGTCGATAGCCTTCTGCAGATAGAGGCGGTCGACCAACAACTGATCGACCACCTTCGCTCTGAGGAACACCCCGTCCTCGGACTCCAACCGCACCGTGTGACGACGATGCAGTTCATTGGAGCCGAGTTCGTTGGCGACTAGATCCCTAGTTGTCGATGTTCCAGTCAAAGTTATCCGGTTTCACTGCGGCATATTGCCGATCCGACCATCTTGTGCTAGCCGGATCAAATTGTAAATACGCCATACCCATTCTGCCAAGCCACTGCCATCGTGCTTTCCACACATGCGCTTCAGGCCCATCCTCAGTGCGAGTGACAGTCAAGCCGAGATCGGCCTTGGCAAACCACGCCATCGACTTAGCGACATCGAGTCCGGTCACCACCTTCTGGCTACGATCCATAGGCTTTGCCGGATGCGCGACAAAGAACACATGCACACCGGATTGCTTGGCGAATTGCTGCACCTTGGTGAGCATGCCGTTGATGGCGTCTGTTTCCAGTCGATCCTTGGTGTCTACCTCGATGAAGTTGTACGGGTCGATCACTAAGATCCGAACACCCATACGCATGACTGCTGCACGAGCAAAGTCGAGGATGCCCTCGATGTGGGCTGGCGCACCGGCCATGTAGTCAAGCCACACGAAGTGATCGAGCATCCAACCTAGCGCGGCATCCCGCTCTTCGATAGACATACGAGGCTTTGTCATGCCATCGAAGAACGGTTTGCCGACGATCTTGGAAGCCAGCTGCGCCATGTGCAGATGCGGTGGCTTCTCGAAACTACAGAAGGCGGTCTTCCACCCATGCTGCTGCGCGGCATTGAGGCAGACCTGATCGATGAGATCCGACTTACCACTGCCCGGGAACCCTGTGACCACGGTCATCATCCCCTCCGAGATGTTCATGATCTGATCCAAGGCAGGGATGCCGGTGCTGACACCTTTGGTGTGACCCTCGTTGTAGAGATTATCGAACCGCTGCGCGTAATGGTCGGCTCCGTAGAGGCCAGCCATGGGGATGGGTCGGGCAGAGTTGAAAGCCGCCAATAGGCCGTCTGTGCCAGCCTGAGCGAGGGTTTCATTGGCATCCTTGCATGGCAGATTGATTCTCCAGCACTTGGCCTTGCCAACCCTGCGAGAGAGTTCCTCGATGAGGGCTTCACCGGCAGGGTCTAGGTCAGGCGAGAAGTAGACGCGGTCTGTGTTGGCGAGAAGCTCCTGCGCTTCCCAGACATAGGCAAAGCGACGATCATCCTGCGGATCGATGGCGCCATCCTTGACGCGCTGCGGCGCACCGTTCGGGACGCTCACCACGTTGGCATCCACGCCAGCAGCAAGCCATGACAGGGCATCGATCTCGCCCTCACAGATCAGCAGCGGCTTACCCGCCACTGCCCGATCAATGTTCCAGAAGCTAGTGCATACCGCTTGCTGACTGAAGTGCTTGTCAGTGTCAGCACTGCGCCACT